ACAAGCTGGAAATGCATTAGTATACTCAAATAATAAATGGACGGCTGGAACAATTAATAACGATACTAAAAAACTATTAATTAACGCAGAGGATGTTACAGAGGGATATCTTGCATCAAAACTGTTAGGAACTTCGGGAAAAATTACAGCGACTGTTTCTGGGACAGATGATAAAATTATTACATTAACTATTGGTTCGGATGTTTTTGATAAAACTTCAAATACAACCGATAATATAACAGAGGGTTCTACAAAAAAATTCTACTCCTCAACTCTTTTTGGAACAGATTTCGGAAATAAAACTACTGATAATTTATCACAAGGACAAACAAATAAATATTATTCCGATTCATTGTTTGGAACATCGTTTTCAAGCAGAACAACGGATAACTTATCTGAAGGTGCGAGTAATAAATACTATTCCGATACATTATTTGGAACATCGTTTTCAAGCAGAACTACGGATAATTTAACAGAAGGAAATAGTAAATTATATTTAACTACTGAAAGAGTTCAAGATATAGTAGCAGGATTTTTAGTTAATTCGGATACAACAACTGTTACAAAAACGTATGTAGATGATGAAGATAAATTAACTCTCGATGTTGCTGTTGATAATAGTTCAATAGAAAAAGATTCTGTTAATAAGTATATACAAGTAAAGGCAGATGGCATTGGTGCTACTAAAATTGCATCTAATGTTGATATGTCTTCTAAAAATTTCAATTCAGCTAAAGTCGGAGGTAAAACTGTAGACGATACAAAAATAACTACAGATTATCTCTGGACAGCGAATAAGACAAAAACATATGTAGATGATTTGCTTAAAGGTTTGGATTGGCAGGAATCCGTTAAGAATATAGTTAACGACCCGCCAACTCCTTCAAACGGTGATAGATACATTGTTGGTACAGAACCTACAGGTGTTTTTGTTGGTCATGAAAATGCAATTGCCGTATATGTAACAGATGCTTGGACGTATATCGTTCCAGATAAGGGAACTACTCTATCTGTAGAAGAAACTGGTGTGATGTACACCTATAATACAGCATGGGTAGCATTTGGGGCTGTTGTTTCTCATAATGCATTGGGCGGAATACAAGGCGGTATATCCACTAAGTATTACCATTTATCAGATACACAACATTCTGGATTGACGGGCGGAAGCGATACTACGTTGCATAGTCACGGAACAGTTTATTATACTGAAACTGAAATAGATAATTTCTTTGAGGGTGCAAGCGGTGGTAAAAAACAAGTTTCATTTGCAAATATAACAAATGCTCCGCTGAAAGTAAATCGTACAAATGAGGTTCAACACGTAATAACAACTGACCAATCATGGTCTGTTATTTCTCCATATAATTCATCTTCAGGAGATACGTTGACTGAACTGTTTTTAAATGGATTAGATGAACGATTCATATTAGCAACAAACAGTGCTGTTTCATTTGATGGATTAGTGCAAGGTGCGGATTTTACACATTCCAAATTTGGTACATTTAAAATATCAGGTATGATTTCTAATATAACGGGTACGGTGGCTATAATTGAGGATGTTATTGTTGAAGAAGTTTCGTCTACAGATGAAACATGGGAAGTAACAGCAACAGCGGATAACGCTACAAAAACTTTAAAATTTAATGTTAAGGGTGCTTCGGGAGATACTATTAAATGGAATTCTAAAATAAATATATTGGAAATTAAATGAATATTAAACATTTGGAGATGATATTTTTGAAATCTGGGGTGGCTTGGATTATATGGAAGCCAATTCAGAAACTTTTAGAGAATTTGGAAAGTTTTCTTTTGGGTGGTGTCCGATTAAATATGAAGACCGATATTATTTTGTTTCAAGAGAAGGTGAACTTTACCCAAATTCTGAAAATAACTTAGAAGATGCATCGCCTTTCAATAAATATGGAATTGCTTTTTAGCAGATAACGATGGAGTATATCATTTTGTTGATAATAGATTTAAGCGTATTGATATATTAGGGAAAAATAGTTTTTGGCTTATTGTTACATACGAAGATATTAATATAGACGAAAAAGTTTATGTCGTATATTTTGAGGAAATGTATTTTTTTGTTATGACAGAAACTCTCTTTATTCTTGGTGAAGTTGCTGATGGTGTAGTTCCGATGGGTGAATTTATAAATGTTTTTTTACACGCAAGTAAAAAAATTAAAGAACTCTTCAACGCCCCGCTAAAGTTTTTTATTTTTAAAAATTTCGGATGATTGTATGATTAGAAAGAAGCATTTTGGGAAAACATTTTATTGGGAAACTTCAAAAGTAATTTTACCGATAGATAAAGATTTAAATTATATTAGGAGTAATGAAACTGATTATATGAATTATCTAGGATTTGTATTTAAAAATAGTAAATTTAAATTTGGAAAAACATTTAAAGAAGATTTTGAAAATAATAAAGAAATATTAATGGATATGGAATCTAAATTATTAAAAAACTTTCCAGAAAATTCTTTGAAACGATTTATTTTAGATAATATATGAAAAAGGGGGAGAAATCCCCCTTAATTTTCACGATACTTATAAACGATAGCTTCAATTTCAGAATACGTTTCTTTCGATTTCAAAACTAAACTTTCTTTTTCTAAATAAGACATAAGAACCATATCCAAATCTGTCTTACTATAAGTTTCGGTAGATTCTGTGGATTCCTCTGTTATACGTTTTTTACTTTCATAGTTAGAAAAATATTGAGAAATAATATAATCCACAACTTTAGAATACGTTTCAATGTTTTTTAAATCGTTGACAGAAAAGTTAGATGGGATTATTTTCTTTTCTTTCATTTCATTTTCCCATCCAGCAAACTTGTTTTTTGCATTTTCATTCTCTTCCGAAAGTCCAGACAATTTATTAATCTCTTCCATATCATTCTCTACGGTAAAAATTGAAAATATAAGAAATTTATATTTTGTTTTTACTATAAAATAATATAATATTTTAGAAATATAATAAGAGGACAATTTACATTCCGCAAATTGTTTATCGAGTAGCATACGATTTACTGCAACATAGTCTCTGTTTGGATATTGTTTCTCATATCCAAAACTTTTCCTGATAACAAACTCAACTAAATCATCGTAGAATCGTTTTGATGTATCCAGCGACAAATTATAATAACTCGAAACATATACTATTGTTTGTTTATACAATTCATATTTATGTTTATCATCATCATTTGTCGGTGCTTCGTATCTGAAAAATGCGAAACGGGATTGATAGCGAGTTTCAAAAACATTGATTTCTGGTGGTTTTTCAAAAAGTTTCATAATATCGGAATAAAACCAAACACCCGCACCTGCTAGTACCACTATAATCAGCAGAATCGGGAGTAAAAGTTTTTTCTTGGACTTCTCTGCTTTTTTCCTGACCATATAACCTCCTCGTTTCGAATAGTATACACAACTTTTCTATTTTGTCAAGTTAAAAGTGTTAATAAAAATATATATAACTATAAATATGAGTATAACAACTTTAGGAGGATTATGATTACCGTATGTTTAGCAACAAAGTTTAAAGATTATCTCTCTGAAGGTGGAATTGGGTTTTTAGTGTATTCTGGAAATGTTATAATTTATGAATTTTCTGAATTAGTTTATGACATTCCAAATGAGCGAAATCTATTTTATACTGCTATTTTATATATTCAACGAGCGATGGAACAATTAAATATAACTGAGTTTGAAATTGTATCATCAAATTCGGATGAAGTTAACCGATATAATTTAGAAACAGATGCAGAGGAAGAATTGTTTAAAGAGATTAAAAAATTTCAACATCCGTTTAAAGTTAAAACAATTCTATTAAATGAAAATATATATGCGATTTATCTATCGCTTAGAGCGTTTAAGTTGGTGACAGATGTTCAAGAGTAAAGATATTAAAGCACGGTTTGATTACACGTCTAAAAATGTAAAAGAATGGGACATGTTTAACTCACTTTCAAATGAAGTGGTTCAACGCTTTGGTGTTGATATTTACTTTATTCCTATGGAAGTGAATAGTGTTGATTTAATACATGGTGATATTGACGTAGCTTCGTTTAATAAAGCATATCCGATACGAATGTATTTAAAGACAAACGAAGGATTTGAATCTGGCGGTGGCGGAGATATGTATACCAAATTCAGCTACTACGTACCAGATACTGCACAATTTGTTGTTAATATCGAAGAGTTTGGAAATTTAACTGATGGAAGAGTTCCTACAGAGGGTGATTTGCTGTATCTGCCATTCCATACGGGAAGACTGTTCCAATTGTATCATGTTGAGGAAGAAAATGATGCTTTCTATCATTTAGGAAAAAGAATGCTATATAGATTAGACGCTAGTTTGTTTGAGTACAATAGAGAAACTGTAAATACTAACGTTGAAGAAATTAACGATTTGGTTAAGGATATGGATAAAAATGATGGAGATAATGTGCGGATTAACACGTCTTCGACTAATATAGTTTCTACAGAAGAAGAAGACCCATTGGGGAGCTTATGAAATTTAAGATAGATTCCTTAGTAGCAAATTTTACAGACTTTGCCCGACCAAATTTGTATACTGTTTATATTGTTCCCAAAAGACAGTCAAGTTCTGGTGTAGACGAGAACTTTGAGAAATTAAAGTTTCTGGCAAAAAGCATTCAAACTCCTACATTAAGTGCGGGTGGTCCGATTGAAGTTCAGCATTTAAACCGAAAATATAAAGTGGCTGGAGACCCGTCATATGAAGATATCACCATGACTATGTTGAATGATATGGATTTTACTGCGAGACAATATTTTGAAGAATGGTATTCGCAGATACATCGAATTTTTAAAAACGGAAATCCTAATGACCGTTGGACATCAATAGATTCAGAATTTGAAATTGCGGGTGGAAGTTCCGAAGAGTATATGCGTGATATTATAATTGAGCGTGAAGATAGAAAAATGAACAAAGTAATGAGCATTACATTGGTTGATGCGTTTATAGTATCCATAGATGGGGCGGAGTTGAGTTATGATAGTTCAGACCAAATAGAAGAATTTACTGTTAATATTTCGTTTAATAACGTGAATATTGATTATTCATCGAAAGCGAGTGGAGCGTAATGGGAAATTTACCATACGGAAATCCTTATAAATTTAACATTAAAGATATATACGCTAATTTCTCGGATATGGATAGAAGCAATTTGTTTCAAGTAGAGATTCAAGATGGGGATGAAAATGATTCAGGAATTATGTCACAAGATTTTGATTCCGCACGTATACATTTTTTAGCAAAAGGTATTTCGCTACCGACAATAACAAATGGAATTATTGAAGTTGCATTAAAAAATAGAAAATTTAAAGTGGCAGGAGACCCAACATATGAAGATATAACCATGACGGTTATGGGCGATAATTTATTACATTCGAGAAGATATTTTGAAGAATGGTCTTCTCAGGTAAACGCTTTAATAAAAAATGGGTCATTCAATGATGATATAGAATCTGGGAATATGAAAGAATATTTTAAAACCGTGAGAATATATAAATTAGACAGAAAAATGCAAAAGATATTGACAGTTGATTTAATGTATGCATTTCCGAGTTCAATAGATTCATTAGAATTAGGATGGGAAAACTCGGATACTATTTCAGAATTTGGAATTAGTATCGCCTACTCCTTCCCAAGAATTGAATATAATGATTAGTGATAAACGTTTAGAACAACTTAAAAAAGAAATTCAAGTTTGGGATGGGAAAAACTTTATCGCAATAACTGAAGATTTTTTTAAAGATTCTTCCAATTTCCCTAGCGGGTGGTGTACTGTAAATTTTTATAATGAAATCAACCTAGATATGGGTTGGGTTAATCAAAACGGAGAATATTTAACTGGTGAAACAAAGTTTAATTGGTGTAGTGATTTTAAGAATGGTTTGGCTTGGGTTCGGGTTGGTTCTAAATATACTTTTATTGAACCAGATGGTACCGATTTTTATACAGGAAAACTACCTACAGAAGACACATGTAAATTTAATTGGTGTTTTGATTTTAGTAATGGATTGGCTGAGGTTCTAATAGGTTCTAATAAATATCATATAAATATTTTAGGACTTATGTTTAATACAAGTAACCGTATAACTGCTGAAAAAAAGAATAAAGAATTTTTAAAAATTTTAAATAAATACTTTTACGAAAACTCATTGAAACGATACATATTTGAGGAAATTGTATGATAAGCGATAAACGTTTCGAAGAAATTAAGAATTGTAGAGTTTATGTTGATGAAAAATGGATTACCCCAACTAAAAAACTTTTTAATAATCCTAATAAGTTTAGTGCTGGATTTATTCCATTTGATGATAAAATGGGAGAAAATTGGGTTGATATACAAGGAAATTTATTATCCGATAAAAAATATCAATGGGTCGGGTGCTTTAATAATGAATTTGCTCGATTTACAGATGATTTGGGACAAAATTGGGTTAATAAACATGGCGAAGAGTTATCAAATAAAAGATATTTAGGCTGTGGTGATTTTGTAAATCACTTTGCTTGGTTTGAGGATGAAGACGGATTTAATTGGGTTAATGAACACGGTGACGAAGTTTCAGATAAAAGATATAATGGTAATGGAGATTTCATAGATGGGTTCGCATATGTTAACCATAAGTTTAGTGGTGTTTGGCAGAAGGGATATGTGAATTATCTAGGATTTGAATTTAGAAATAAAAAATTAATTTTTGATGTGTTTTCTGACGAAACAACTTTTGAAAACAATAAACCAATATTAATAAAAATGGAAAATCAATTGTTACACGACTTCCCCGAAAACTCATTGAAACGATACATCTTAAAGGAAATATTATGCTAAAAGAAAAAATGAAATATAGAAAATTTAATTTTCTATCGGAAGATGTTGACACGTCTGAGAGCGAATTTAATGCGTATGTAGACCAAGAGGTTAGCAGGTCATTAGAGCCAATCTATTTTTTAAAGAATCATGTTAAAATTGTAACGCTAAAAGATGGTATTCAACCATTTGATACATTTGGTTATCAAGAAAACTTAATTCGATTAATGGATTTGGAAGATAGAATAATAGCGATGATTCCTCGTCAGGCGGGAAAGACAACCGTAGTTGCTGGGTACATTCTACACTATATTCTGTTTAATGAGCAGAAAACTGTTGGTATCGTAGCAAACAAATTTTCCGTAGCAAAAGAAATTATAGACCGAGTTAAAAAAATGTACGATTCTGTTCCAGATTATTTAAAGCCATCAAAAGTCGAATGGAATAAAGAAAGTATTTTACTTTCAAACGGAAGCAGAGTCATGGCGGCGGCAACCTCTTCAGATGCTTTTACTGGTTTCGCTATAAACTTATTAATGATAGACGAAGTTGCAAAGATTAGAAAAAATCTTTGGGATGATTTCTATGCATCTGTATATCCGACAGTTTCTTCTGCACCGAATACAAAAATTGTTATGATTAGTACACCAAAAGGTATGAACCATTTTCATCAGTTTTGGAAAGAAGCTTCATCTGAAATGGGCGAATACTTTAAGGTTAAAAAAGTTAAAGATATTAAAAAAGGTAAAAACGGGTATTTCCCATTCAGAGCTTACTGGGCGGATAAACCTGGCAGAGATGCCGAATGGGCTAAACGCACAATTAATGAAATTGGCGAAGAAAAATTCATGCAGGAGTTTGAATGTGAGTTTAAGGGTCAAACAGGCGCACTTATACCCGCTTCTGTTTTGGCTAAGATTGAAACTAAAACTCCAGAGTTTGACCAAGATTTCTTAAAAATATATGAACAACCTATTAAAGACCATCGATACGTTGCTATGTGCGATTTTGCAAATGGAGATGGTGGCGATTATTTTATAACGAATATTTTCGATGTTACGTATATTAAGCAACAACAGGTAAAACAAGTCGCAATTTATAGGAATAATAACCTACCATCAGTTTTAGCACATGAAAAAGTGAACGAGATAGGATTGCGATATAATAGTGCTTTGGTTATCGGAGAATCCAACAATTTAGGTAAAACTGTTCTCGACCTGTTGAATCTTGATACCGAATATGAAAACATATTTCTCAATCCATATACAAACAAATTTGGACTAAATACTAATTGGAGTAATAAAAATGAAGGTGCTTCAATGCTCCGACATATGATGATTCACCAAACGCTAGAGATAGTGGATAAAGATACGGTGGATGAATTGTCGAACTTTGTAAAAAAAGGAAAGGGCTATGAGGCGGATAAGGGTTTAAATGACGATATCTGTATGACTCTGGTGTTATTGGCTTATTTTATGACACAGCCTAAAATGACCGATAACTGGCTCGATTTTGATGATAATAGGAATCTGGTAAAGGATAAAACGGAAGAAAAAGATTTTGTTGCTGTTGCTCCTGTTGAGGATAGATTTGAAAAGACTGGTTATGGATATTCATATAATGACAATGATGATTCAGATAATGGGTCTTATTTTGGGGATTTAACCGATGATGATTTTAGCAAATTATCTTCATATGATGATTGAGGTGTGATATGGCTAAAGATTTTATTAAACAGAATAATTTTAAGTTTACATTTAACTATCAGGGATTGGATGATATTGAATTAACTATTCAAGAAGTCAATATGCCCGATTTAACAATGAATAATGTTATGGCGGTAGAACCTTATAGAGATGTAAAATTTGGCGGAACAAAGATTGATTTCAGTGAAGTTACTATATCATTCATTGTTGACGAAAATATGACAAACTGGTTAGTCCTTCATAAATGGGCTAAGTTGCTTCGTGCTGGTGAGGAAATTTATCCTACAGGAATGATGGGTATATTAACTAATAAAAATAATTATCAAATAATGTTTTACTTTGAGCAAATGGTTTTGGAAAGTTTAAGCGGATTTCAATTCACAACGATGGATTCAAGTGCAACAATAATTACAGCAACCGCTACGTTTTGGATATATAATATGGATTTTGAAATCATGAAGGAGCATAACTGATGCAAAAGTTATATTGGTATATTTTTTGAATTTCATATATGATGATGTCAAACTTTGTGCAAGAGTTTCAAAAGAAATACCAGATTTTGGATTGTTTAGAAATCAAAACACATTATCTATTATATTTTTCATAGATAACATAATGCCTGTAATTAAAACAGAAATTATTGATTATATTTTTCCATATGGATTTTCATTAGCAGATACTATAAACAATGCTACAACATATCAAGATACTGAAGATTTTTTTAAAGAAAAATTCACGGAATATACTTTTGAAGATGGTTATGTTGGTGTTGATATAAGTGATATCAATGATTCGCCATCTATGGAATATTATGCAGAATATTTAGAAAAAGAATGGAAAAATGGTAATTATGTAAGTGTTAAGTCTTTACCAGACAAAGTAATTGATTCTTCTATAATTGAAAAATTTTTTGACGATAATTCTGATTCTTTTTATTCCCATAGTAGAAAAGAGTATGATTATTTTGATGGAAGCGAAGTCTGGGATAATAATGAAAAAACACTTACACAGAGCAAGAAAAATAAAGACGGAAAATATGAAGACTATCCAATTGCACCATCTTGTTTTTCTGATAGAGGTGGTTATCATACGTATCTTGGTGTAACTTTTGATACGTTTAAAGAAAATGTAGAATTTGACATTACGGAAAATGATGTGTATAATTTAATTTTTAATAAGTTTAGTAACTTGTTAGATTTGATACGAGAAGAAATAGAAGATAAAAAAAATTTAGATTTAATATATATAAGCAAAATTGTAGATACATTTAAACAAAAAATTTTTAACGAAACATCGGAGCGAGTTGTTTGTAGTTCATCGTTATCTAAATGGTTCAAGCAAATGAAAAATGCATATAAAAATTTTGGCGAAAATTATGAAAATTTTCAAGATATACAAGTATTGGGCTGAAGATAATATAATTGAATGGTATGAGGAAAATATAGAAGAATGAAACACTTTATCGAACTTCAATTTATTGATTTAGAAAAACAATTTGAAAATATTCCTTTTAGGGGAATTAAAGATTATTATATATTTAAAAAGTGGATATCTAATGTGATGGCTGGTATGTTTCCGAAAACTCCTCCATCAAATCTTAAAGTTTTTGCAAAACTTCTTTCTAAAACACCAAAAAAAACTATCACTAAAATATTAACGTATTTTTTTGGAAAATGCACATTTGATGGGTTTGATGTGCTATTCAAGTCTAAAGCGAAGATTAAAGGAATATTATACGATTCTGATACAAAAGTATATTATATTAGTTTAAGTGAAATATCATTTGAACCAAAACCAAATGAAGATTTCAATCTTAACAGAGAGTTATATAAATTTTACGAAAAAAATGAAACACTTGATGTCAAACAGTTTTGGACTGAATTTCTTTTCACATTTTACACAAAATATTTTCAAGTAAAAGTTTAGTATTTAGAACACTCATATTTAATAACTAAAAGTATGAGAGATTTTATATTTTATAATTTTTTTGCCGAATCTTATTGGAGATTGGCAAATATAGTAAAAACTTCTAGAGCAGAAACTATTGTTTTTCATGACTTTGTTAAGATGCATATATTTCATATAAAAACGGAATTTAAAACTACTGATACTTCTAATTTTGCAAAAATTTCATCACATTTAGTTTCTTCCAATACAAAGAAAAGTATGGATACTGAATTTATCTGGTATCTGCAAGATAAAGGATATAATGTTACCGAAAAAGATTTAGAGAATATAAAAATAAATGTATCTGAAAGAAACTTAACTATATTTGTAGTAAAATCGCTATATTCTGCATTTAAACAAAAACTCCAAATTAGCCCAATGATTTATGTTACAACGTTTTGGAATGTATTTTATAGAGATTTATTTCAATACATAGAGGTAATAGATGCACCAAAAAATTAAAGATTATATATTTTTTAGATTTATCTCAGATACACATTTAGACATGTATATGGATATGGATATTACTCAAGTTGATGAATTTTTAAGATATGAAAAACTATACTGCGACTGCGTTGAATATTTAACACCAGCGTTTATCAATTTAATAAAATATCATACGATAAACAAATTAATGCTCTATGCTACATTTAACAACTTTAAGAAATATCACCTAAAAATTTTAAAAAAATTATTAGGCGATATACCAATAGAATCTGATTCATTTTTTACAACACATATAAATCACAAAACAATTAAAAACGATGATATTTGGATTAAAATGAAAATATATACCTCACTCACTAATGATTATCTGGGAAAGATGCTGATAGAAAAGATAAAAGTTTTAAATATGGTAGAAGAACCAAGAATATTTTCACATTCGGTGTTGGATGATAATTTTGATTATATTATATCAACTCTTATATTAGGCAATACAGAAGAAATTTTACAGTGGATAGATGAACAGGAGTATAAATGAAACTGGAACAATATATTTTTAATTCATTTATAATTCACGAAGAGTATTTAAACCTTCCTTATGATAATATTTTTGAATATTTATGGGGAGAGAGAAGTATCAATAAATATCTTTGGGTAAACACATTTAATAAAGGTAAATTTTTTGCATTTTTTTATGGAGACCAAAAAGTTAATTATGATATTTGGGAAGTATTTTTTAAACGTTTCAACAATGTAACTCTTTTTAAAGAAATGGGAAAATTAGAATTCTATATTTCTAATGATTATTTTAAAAAAATCGGGTCAGTACTTCCTACAAGAATAAGTCCATATGATTCGGTAATTATAGGAGATGTTATCTTTATTACAATAAAAGCAGACGAGTTTTTCAATGAATGCCAAACAGAATTTAAAGATGTTGAAAAATATTTCAAGCAATACTATAGAGATTATGTGTATAAACACGGAAAACTTCCACATCTCACGAAAGAACATGAGTTACTAGACTTCGTATGGTATATGTTGAAAAACTGTTTAGTGTCCTTCACCTCTCCAATCGCCGAAGTAATCGAGGAGAAATATGGAAATTAATGATATGTACAGAATTAAGGTTGCTGTTCTGGATACTGGATTTGAACCCGTAGGAAAAGCGTTTAAAGATACTGTATATGAAGATGTGTTCGGTGATGGGGATAATTTTGGTCATGGAACTAAAGTTATTTCAACCATAGCAAGCAATCTTTCACTAACTCAACAAATGGTTAAAATATATAATTTGAGAATATTTGATAAAGATAAAACAACTGGTGATAAAGTTTTAAAAGCGTTGGATTGGTGTGAAAAGAATCGTATGGACGTTATCAATATGTCGCTGGGTATGGAATTTGTAAGTAAAGAAATTTCAGATAGATTATTCAAGTTATCTGAAAAATCAATTTTAGTCGTAGCTTCTGGTAATGAATACGAAAAATATCCCGACGTAATGTTGTTTCCTGCAAATCTTCCCTGTACAATTGCTGTGGGAAGTTGTGATAAGAATTATAACATATCAAGTTTTTCACAAAGAGGATTTGGACTCGACTTACTTTCATTGGGAGAAAATGTAAAAACTATAAATCATAACGGATTAACTGAGTATGTAAACGGAACATCGTTTGCATGTCCACGAGTTACAAGCCTAATAGCAAATATTTTATTTCAACACGTTTCACATATGATGCCGTTTGAAAGGTCAAAAGAAAATATTTTGAATTATATGTTACAATCGAATCTTATCGTGCAAAAAAACAATTATGTGATATGCAAATAATGTTGTTAAATTCTTGACAATTAATAGAAGAAAGGATACAGTTGTGAAAAAAGGAGAATCTATGTTAGATTTAGAAATGGAAATAGAGACGGTTGAAAAACCTGTTAAGAAAAAAGTAAAATCCAAAGAACTTATGTCTAAAAAGAATAAAACAGTTGAGAATGATAAAAAGCTTATTGTTCAGAAAAAGAAAAAAACTGAATATGAAGAAAAAACTGCAACGTTTATTTATGAGTTTATGCGAGAGGGATTTTATCATGATTCTGTTGTGTTGACTATGGACTTCGTTAAGATGGCTATAAAGTTTATTGTTAAGAAAAAACTTATTGAAGATGAACGTTTAAATACTATGATAGATAGCAAATTTAAAACCGATAGGTATAATACCCTTACAAATCAAATTTTTAAAGATATTAAAAACCTTAAAGAAGAGTATAAAAAACTTGAAGAATATTGTGAAATAACTAATATAGTAACTATTATTAAAACTATGTTAGGAGTATAAATGGCATTCCCTCTTACGTGGCAAGCTGGAGACCCAACTAAAGTAAAAGGTTCTAATAAAATGTGCTATGAATGGATAGTCGATACCGAATATCCAGATGGTGCTTGGGTATTAGGTGAGTGCACGTTAGCGGATATGTCTATTTCATGTACAGGAACACCGAGTGTTGTTTCTGTTGCTAATAGTTCTAAATGTAAAGATTCTGGAGATTGTTCCGATTTTACAATTAACGGAACACCGTGTATGGCTAAAAATTGCGCCGATGTATTTTCATACGTTACTAATAATAGTAAAGTTGACATTTCTATTGCGGAATTAAATGAAGTAAAAGCCCATGCTGTAAATGGTGCTGGCTGTTCTTGTGAATCTTTTACAGGATGTTCAAGTGGAACGTTGGATTGTGCAACAGTAAAAGATTATTTAGAAACTGTCGGAAAAGATTTATCGTGTCTTGATAGCACGGACGTGGCTTCTCTGTTTTCTCGGAAATCGTGTAGTTGCGAATCACAAGATTGCGTAACAAAAAGCTGTGCTAATATAATTTCTACTCTTACTAATGAATCATGCGTGTTTACGGTAGGACAGTGTACAAACGCAGGATGCGCCGATTCTGGGTGTAATAACTGTGCCAATGCATATAATACGTTTGTAACCAATCCACAAGCTAAAACCGATATAACCCAATATTTTCATTTAGGCGGGGCGTGGGGTATAGGAACAATGTCTCCATATGCACGAGAGGGTGAAGGCGTAGAGGTTGTGGGACAATACGCTTATATATTTGGTGGTATCGGTGCTATTGCTTATGCTTCATCGACAACATATTACGTTAATAGTTTAAAAACTTACAGATACAGTTTTGCTACGGGCGCATATACAATTTTAAATGATATGCCTCAAGCTAGAGCAAATATGGCACATGCTACAAACTATAATGATACAAAAATTTATGTAATTGGTGGAGAACAGGTAAACTCAAATACTATAGATTCTTTTACTCTTTCGTCGTTAACTGCCGTTTTATCATATAATATTTTTGAAAATTCGTGGGTTTCTGATTCGGATAATGGAACAGTATCAAGAACGAGAGCTAATTTTGCTAAAATATATAAATTGGAAAATGGAAGTGATGTAGCATATCTCGCTATAACGGGTGGTATGAATGGAACAAGTTCATTTGATATGGGCAATACAATATATTATAAAATAGACGCTTTAATAGGACTATCCTCTCCTTATACTTGGAGTAACACTGGCGGAGATGCATCCGAAACAAGAATGACTCTTAACATGTCTTCAAAAACTGGAACTAAATATAAATTTTTTAAATTTTTAGGACAGAATAATGAGTCGGTTCAAGTTGAGAAACATTTAGACACGGGGTTAACTAACGTTGGAAGTTTAACATATAAAGGTGTATATGTAACAAAAATACATGGAAGTATTTTTACGTATAATTCCAGATATTTTATAGTAGGCGGAATGTATAAAACCACCGATGTTAATGCATTTGTGGATTATGTAACTGATGCTAAAGTGTATGAAATAATTGATATAGAAACAGCACCAAAATTGATTGACACTAACATTCCAGATTTACCAAAATCATTGTGCAATGCGAGTGCTTTTGTATATAATACTAATTTATATGTAGTTGGCGGGAAAAGTTCATATAGTAATATTGATTTTGCATATACAGATAGACGTGTGTTTATTCAAAGTGGCGAAACATTTATATTTGATTTAACAAATCTAATCTGAGGTAGTAATGGCTAATATTTCATTTTGCTTAAATAAAGTTACAATACCCACATATTCGGGTTATAATAAAGTTCAAATATCTTGTGCGTATAAAGACGGAACGTGGAGTTCTCCAAACACCGTTACAGAGTTTATTCTAGGTGCAGACCAATCAGCAAATACAGAATTAAATCTTCCGTTTTATTATGAAGAAAAAAGCGGAACAGCAGGAGAGGTAAGAGAAGTTAGAGTTCGAGTGTTTATGTATGACGACAATCAATTAATCGGTTCTATAGAACAATATTTTGGATTGGTTGGTGTTGCTGTTCAAGAAAACTATACACTTAAAAATATTCCGATAGACGACCCGATTATTTTAGGTATCGGTACAACAGGCAATGAAGTTCATGTTTTAGCACGAGAGAGAAATAGAAGAGATTCGACGCATTTGACCAGAACGAGTATGCAACTCTGGATATATTATGTTGGATATGATGTTTGGTATAAACCAACAACCCAACCAACATTTGGTAGTATCACAGGAGAGTATTCGTCATATATCCAATCTGGCGATGTGGTGTATATGCATATTGCTAAAAACGAAACATGCACTACAGAAAGTCCAACAGGGATTGTTATTGGACGTTACAACGTAGCGACACGAACAATCAGCACGGGTTGGGGTTCTGGTACGTCTGCTTTTACAGGAAATATAGCAAACCTTAGAGATTCTGCTTTAGCTTTATATGATGGATACATTTATATATTTCCATCAAAAAATATAAATGCAACAGATAATAGATATCCGTTTAAATATAGTATTTCTGGAGATACCATGACTTCAATTGCGTCTACATCTGCATATTCAAGTTCATTTGCATATGTGGCAAGAAAAGGATATTCGGCTTCATTAGTTGGTTCGACTAATATTTGTTTTTATGTAACAGAAGGTAACACCGCACATACGTCAAAAATTATTGCGTATAATACCGTAAGCGGAGCGTGGTCAACTATATATTCGCTTTCATCAGATAACTCAACAACAGATGGATATTCTTCATTTTATGCTAAAGATAATTATGGTTACTTGGTGAATTCAATGCGGGTAACGTCTTCATCTGGAAGTATAAGAACAGATGTTTCTAAGTTTATAAGAAAACTGTATTTAAGCGTTACGGGAAATGATGCAGGGGATACTAATAATCAGTTATCCGAGTGGAAATTTTTTGGAACGAATGCTAATATAATTGATAATAAAGTTTATTATACACTATCATTTAACTATGAACCGCTTCCATCTCCATTATACGAAATAAATATTGGTGTCTACGCAGATGATGGAGGATTAACACTTCTTGCTGGAGGATACGCATCTAGTGGTTCGGCGTATACGAGCGGAAAAATTACATTAACTGAAGCTAACAGCAGTGGTATTTCTGGTTCTGTATATTTCACATCTGGAACTAATACTGATTTAGTTGTAGATGAAACCAGATATGCTTGGTTTAACAATGCGGAGAAAAATGTAGTAATGCCTGTTTATGACCAACACTTAGTTGAGGTTACTAACGGATTTTTAGTTATGGGTGGACAATATATTTCAACTCTTACTAAAAACTCTGCTACATTATACCAATCATATAATTTGTATTTAACATCAGCTTCAGACGATTCAAATACAACTAGAAACAAAAAACAATTTAGAATAAATTCGACCAATAACGAATTGTTTAAATTAACGATATAAGGAGAAGTAATGGCTTACCCCAGCATACCAACAGGCGGAGACGCTACCAGATATGCAAACTTAAATGGTAAGTGTTTCGAGTGGAAAACAACAGCAACATACGGCGGTGGTGCGTGGGTTGTCGTAGAGTGTACAACAGAAGAAGTTTTGAGTTGCGATTGGGTTTTTGAAGAACTCGGCTCAAGCGGAAGTTGTAAAGACGCATTATCTTGTGCGGATTTACAGTTTACTGAAGGTGATTGTGGTGATTCTAGTTTAACGGTAGCTCGTAGTTATATAGCCGCAGGAACAGGATTAGGATGTTTTTCTTGCTCGGTTGCTAATAGTATTTTTGTAGATAATTCGTTTCTTTGCTCTCAAATTGGGTGTTCCAATGTAGAAAATTATTGTACGGATATTAATACATACGTGGAAAATGAAGCCAACTCTATTACATGTCTTTTATGTGAAGATATAAAAATAATTAAAGATGATAGAACTATTGCGTGTGCAGATGTTTCAAGCACATGTATTGAAGATACTTGCTCAGATATGATAGGTAGTATGGATACCCTCAATTGTACACCAAATGATACAGAGTGTGCTGATATAGGTTGTCCTATGTATTGCGATGATAATGCTGACGCAGATTCATATATAGATACTAATAATTGTTCTATAATTTCATCAATGGCGAATACAGATTACAATGTAACGCAAATAGTTTTACATTCAAACGTTACAGGATTGTTTAATACAATGTGCTATAAAACACACGACTCCTTAACGTATACCTGTGTATCTACATCGTCTTTGACTAATAACGGAACGTATAACAGCGATAGAAAAGCTATATTTTATATGGACGTTGCTTTATATAGTTCGGAAAAATTAGTTGGAGCAGGTTCATATTATATTAATTATCAATATCCAAATGGAGATACAGAGTATTGCACATCAGATGCTGAATGTGCTTCGGGTCGTTGTGATGATTATGATGGTGTTTGTCGAGCTTCTGATTATTTGTATCCAACAATACCAGTACACGCTTGTACATTAAATTCGCAATGTGAAAGTAATTATTGTAATGGTGGAACGTGTCAAGAAGAAATAACATGTGCCGCTATAGGTGAGACTTGTGCTGTTGTCGGAGATTGTTGTGAAGGAACAGAAGTATTTTGTTCTTATTTAGATGGGGCTGGTCTTGAATGCGTCGAATGTCAAGATTGTGTGGATTATTGGCTTGGTCAAGAATATTGTACTGCTGGAGAGATAGGCGACTATAGATGCGGAACTAATGTTCGTTGTACAAAAGAGGGAAGTATCTATTTGTGGAAATTAATCGGAACGTGTAGATAATGGAAGAAATAAGGAGTAGAAATGACGTTTGAAGTTTTTGAACAGTTAAAACAAGAGTTTTCATTTGTATGTACATTTGCGGATTTTTTAAACTTTTACAATTCGCAAACAGTAGAAATTCCAGAATTTACACAAGAAGTTCATACGTTTGATGAACAATATAATGGAACTCAAATTATAAACGAAACTAAAAGCCCCGATGCTTTGTACATATTAATAAAAACGAGACAGTTTACTATTATGCAACCGTTTATTCCCTATGTAGCAGGGCACCAACCTATTACTAAGGATAATTTAGATGAAGTTTTGAAAATGCTTATTGATGATGTTTTTGCTCCGTATATAGAAGAGGTTAAAGTTAATAGATGTATTGCCAAATTTAGAAAGGGTGCGGTATGATTAAACAATTTTTTTCCGAGAAAGAAAAGTTAGAACACGCTATTTTAGAAAAATCTCGTGATATTAAGCAGTTACAATGGAACATATTTATGAAACACGGGATTAATATTGGTGAACCTACATACACCAAAGATGATGTCGAAATTTCATATGATGAAAATACTATTATGGTTACATTTAAAAAAACAGGCGAAACATTAGGGTTTACTGCTAAATATTTCGACTCAGATGATTGGATTGCTAAAAAGACCGCAATCTTTGAAGTAGAAGCAGAAGAGTTAAAGAATAGTTTAGAGAAACAAAGCCAAGTAACAACAGACAGAGAATTGAAAATGCTTGAATCTCTGGTTAAAAAGTATCCATTGGATACTAAACAGTTTTTAAACAATTTGTAAAAAGTATACACTTTGGATAAAAAAGTGTATCATTAACGCATGTATTTTTTGGCACAAAAAATGTTATACTATATGTTAAAAAAGGAGGACTTATGCGATTGTTTATGGACATCGACCGTGAGATGAAAAGAGTGGAGAGAATTTTGAATCGGTTTCCTTTCGTGTATGAAAAATCTGATGTGAGAGTAGATGGCAATTCAATTCTCATAACAGAAAATTTGGCGGGGACAGAGTTGGAGGATATTTCGGTGACGGTAGATGGAACTCTGCTTTCAATTGTCGTTACGGAGAATGAAAAAGAAACTTTTAGAAACGAATATGAAATCACTTCTAAGGTTAACGTAGATGAAATTGAATCCGAATACAAAAATGGTATTCTAAAAATCAGACTTCCGTTTTCGGAATCTAAAACTAAAAAAACCATTAAGGTTAACTAAGCCCCCAATGGGGGCTTTTTCATAACTATACATATGGAATGTCCATATTGTCTACATGAATTAGCCGAAGATGATAATGGCACGATAAACAAAAAACGTGTACATGTCTATAGATGCCCAAACTTTGAAGGTTTTGACAACGAATCTGATGCTATTGAAGATTTGATTTTACAAAAACATCCAATTGGATTTTTATTTAAACATATACATCCAAATACTTTTAAAAATTTCATTGCAAAAGAATTTCTTAATTATACTGAAGAATTAGAATATCAATCATGTGATTCGTATTATTTCAATGGATTTTTTCATACAATAGAAGGAGACTCAAATCTCCACGAAGGATATCCGTTTTAAAAATATCTCTTGACAATTAATAAAATCTATGATACATTTTTTTCAGAACAAAGGAGTAGTATGAAAGAAAGTCTAACGTTTAAGTTATTGAAAACGTTGAATCGAAAAATTTCTAATGAAGGTGAAGTTAATAATGTTATATCATTTCTATTCCGATTTCTTTGTCCTTTTAGACACTATGCGTATAGAAATAAAGACCTTCGATATGATTTTCAAACAAGAACGTATTGGTTGAACGGGATAGAAGTTTCGGAAAACTTCATTAAAGCATTAACGGAAGAATGTAAAAAAGAGATTTGGTATAGATTTTATGTAGAAAAAGGTGTTGTAAGGATTGAGTCAAAATATAAGGAGGATGTATGATAACTGCGGGAATTATTTTAGGAATTCTTATGATAGTTTCTGGAATTGCTTTGTTTATTCTTAATTTTTTTGGAGAAGAAACAAAAGTAGCCTATTGGATTGGTTTTATTATGGTTGTAATAGGAATTGCTTCGTTAGTTGTATGTTTGAATATCCCTACAAAGGAAAAGATTAAAAAGTTTAAAAAAGAAATTGAAGAAACTAAAACTGACACGGATGAAGCACGGTACAAATTTAAAGTAAAACCTGCTTTTGAAATTCCCGAACAAAATATTATTGTGTATGAATTTGAAGGAAGCGATGGACACACACGATATATTGCTGTGTCTAAGACTAAAATCACAACGATTAATGATAAGTATACTTCTGGTAAATCTACAGAAACTATTCCTGACGAAATTATTGTTGACAAATAAAGGGGAGTTCTTCCCCTTTTTCTTTACAGTAAATAATATGTATGATAAATTTTGAAACATACAGGATTTGGAATGAGAATAAACAAGAATTTATATTAATAGGAAATAAAGAAAATTTTAACAGTTTATTTGAAATTTACCAAAAAAACGGATTTGTTAGGGTTAGAAATATAAATGATGATGAGGGTTGGGCAAATAAACAAGGCAACCAAATAGGAACTTGGCATATTTGGGTAGATAATTTTGTAAATAAACGTGCTGTATTTAAAGATATTATTAATGGTGTTGAAAAATGGGGTTGGGTAAATGAACAAGGAAAGCAAATAGGAACTTTACACGATTGGACGTTGAATTTTGTAAATAATCATGCTCAATTTCAAGATACAATTAATGGGGAAGAAAAATATGGTTGGGTTAATATACAAGGAAACCAAATAGGAACTTTACACTATGCTACGTATGATTTTGAAAATAACCACGCTAAGTTTTATGATGCAATTAGTGATTTTGAAGATAAATGGGGTTGTGTTAATTACTTAGGTATAGAAATTAGTGCTACATTAGAAACGTGTGAAAAGTTATTAGAACTTATACTAAAAGATTTCCCAGAAAATTCAATGAAACTTTATATATTAAGGA